GATGGGTCAGGGTGGTATGATGGGTCAGGGTGGTATGATGGGTCAGGGTGGTATGTTTGGTATGGGTCAGCCGCAATATGGTCCGCAGTGGGGCGGCGGTAAAAAAAAGAGGGTTAAGACTCGCCGCGCCGGTAAAAGACGCAAGGGAACCAAAAGAAAAAGAAAGACTAAGTATTCGCGCAAGTAAATAATAATTAAATAATAATTAAATAATAATATTTTTATTTATTATTCTGTTTTGAATTCGTCACCGATAGTGTTATATATCATCTTCGCGTCCTCAGCAACGCCTACAAGTAGAGTTACAATGTCTATTTTTTCCTTCTTGTTTACAAATGCAATTCGGATAATACTTTTATTGATATGCGGATGAGGTTTACTAAAACCACAATAGGTAAGATAATTATTAGGGGTATCTTTATCGATCGCTGATTTATCAACCCGATAATACTTAGTATATAATATATACTCCAATACCTTTCCCAATGTATGGTCTTCGTTTTCAAGGTTGATATCAAAACAGTACTGAATAGTTGAAGCCGATTCTTGAATCATGCTTTCATTTGATTCGATATCGTCCGCAAATTTCTTAATTTTTGCGACCATAATATCAGCGGCTTTGTGAACAATTGAATAGTTGTTAAATGGACCTACAGTTTCGATGGTAAACTCATACGAATCAGGCATTGTGATTCGTTTCGCATCTAGCAAGTCCCAATCCTTTTTCATAGAGGCAATGCTATCTTTTGTTTCTCCGGTTGCTTTTAATTCCTTAAGTTTATTTGTCCAGACCTCGTTAATCTTAATTGGGTCTACTGACGCACCATAGCTACAGGTGGATGCGACATTAAATGCACTATCCTCTTTAGCCGTACCCATATCTAATTGTGCCGAGAATTTAATATGTTCGCCCGGAATTACGTCTGAAATTTTAGGACGTAGCCTTACTAGTTCTATGTAATCATTTGTAATTGGATCAGGAGGAAATATTTTTTTAACCTCTCCATCGGTTAGGTATTTTTCGTTTTGAACATTTTTAATTTTGAAATTTTCGGTTGTGAGGTAGATAATAGAATCAGTATCGTTATGTAAATCAGCCTCAACAACATAATCCTTATGTGGAAAATTATCATCTATGATATGAATTGGAACACAGCTTAGGCGTTGTTTAATTAACTCATTATTCATTCTTGTTGTATTTAGCTGAAAATCAACTAGATTCTCCTCATACGGACTAGTACGAAATACGATAGTAGAAATTTCTGAAAGAATAATTCTTCTTAACCCATTAGCAATACTAACATTAACACCAGAGAGTGTGAATTTCAAATAGTTATCGTCGGTTATGAAATTACTAATTTTAGGGTCCATGATTTACTATATTATATAGACAAATAATTAAATCAATTTTTTAATTAGTTTAATTCAAAAATCGTAAAATAATTTACATATATAATGAGTTCTATTCTTTACTATAGTAATTATTGTAATAATTGTAAACCACTACTACAAAAGTTATCGCAAACTTCCATTAAGGACGATATCCATTTCATATGTATAGATAAACGTGTTAAAAAACCTAACGGAATTACCAACATTGTATTAGAAAACGGTCAAGAGATTCTGTTACCACATACGATAACGAAAGTCCCTGCACTTATGCTTCTAAATCGCGGAAATAAAGTGCTTTTCGGCGAAGAAATAACGAATCATATACAGCCACAAGAAATAGAGCGAAACAATGTATCTACCAACAACAACGGAGAGCCATCAGCGTTTTCGCTTATGGACGCAACTACATCAGGATTTGGTGTAGCATCGGATAATTACAGTTTTCTAGACCAGGACCCCGACGAATTGTCCGCGCAGGGTGGTGGAGGAATGAGACAGCAACATCATTACGCCGATTTGGGGTCATCTTATGTGATTGAGACGCCACCTGATACATATGCTCCAAATACAGTAGGAGAGGTCTCAATGGAGAAGCTACAGAGCGAGAGAGCAAATGATATTAAGGGTTAACTATAAGAATAGAACAATCGTTAAAACACATCACCAATAATTTAAAGATAAAAATCAGTAGTGTATAATTAAATGAACTCTAATTACATTTGTATGATGGGAGCCATACTTATGTGTGTGTATGGATGTATATGGAAATCATATATATTGATTATATCTTCATTAATGGGTGTATTATTCCATAGGCACCCAGATAATAAGCTTCTAAAATACATCGACTTATCTTTAAACACATATGCATCATATAAAGCATCAAAATACGGAAATAATATTATGTGGTTGGTTATATTTTCCGCGACATGTTATATATTGAATAGTTTTGTATATGATGCTAGAAATCATACGAGATACATAGCTTGTAATATAGCACACGTATTCTTTATACAGATTGTAGGTATATATGGATATTATCTACTATATAAACACGAGCCGTGTATTGAATTTTATTTTGTATGCGAAGACAATATGATTAATAATTAAGTATAATAGTTTAAAAAAAAAATAGTAGATATTTCATATGGATAAGTCTCAAATTCTGAAAGGATTCAATGACCATTTTGTTGAGTTCGTTGAAGACGTTGAGCGGGTTTTTCCCGACGACAACGATATTTCAACAGTTAAAGAATCATTCATTCAGATGCGAAAGGCAAATCCTAGATTGGTTATAAAGGCTTTTAATGAATATTTTTTAAATAAATATAGAAGCGAGATTGATTCTGGGAATATTGACTTCTTTATTAAGAAAGATTATAATACTGATTTGTCTGTTGTAGGAGATTCAGATTATATATTAAAAAAAATAGATGTTCTTCGTAATCCGGTTAAAAATATGAAAGAAGAAGATCAAAATAAGGTAATTAAATATATCCAAAATCTTTCAAAATTGTGCGATATATACAATCAATAATATATACAATATTTATAGTTTGATTTAAAAATAAATCTAGAATCAAACTATATTATGACGGACGAAAACGATAAATCCGAAGATAATACCTTTACACAAGACAGCAGTGATACAAATGAACGGATCAAGGCAATGATGGAAAGTTTTCAAAGCGACGATATATCAATGAGCGACATTAAATCTGTTTTGGGTGAATTGGGTGGTTCAGATATTTCTCTTGGAGATCTGGGTTCTATGTTTGAAAACTTTCAGACGGGATCTGGCGATGATATACAATCAATGATGGATAATCTTCAGAATATGACGGATAAAATGGGCGATATGAATGGTTTTATGAATAATTTCCAAGACAAAACCGATATTTCTGGTTCAAAACAAAATGAAAATCCAATTGATAATTTAAGAAAAATTATCTTTGATTTTACGAATGACTTGCTTACCAGTTTTCCCGAGTTAAGAGTGACATTAGACCCCAATCTTCTTGCTGTAATAGAGAATGATGAAACACCGGAAACCGAATTGTTAGCAGTTAGAGATTATTGTTTAAAAATATATCCTGAAAAGTTTTTTGAGATTTTATACCAAAACGAAAAATTGTTTGAAGGCGACGAGCCAATATACCTACTACCTAATATTGATTTCGCGTATATATGGAAGGAGAATATTAGCGATTCAACGCGAAAAACGATCTGGAAATATTTACAATTGTTATTATTTGCACTGGTGTCTGATATGTCCGATACCACGTCGTTTGGAGACACTGCTAAATTATTTGAAGCAATAGACAATGACGCGTTTAAAACCAAGCTCCAAGAGACGATTTTCAATATGGATAATGTTTTTGATAGTGATAGTAGCGGCAATGCCGCCGGAAAAGAGAATGAGTTGCCTGACCCTGAGAAGCTGCATGACCATATGAACAAGATGTTGAATGGTAAACTGGGTAATCTAGCACGAGAAATCGCAGAGGAAACCGCGTCAGATATTAATATTGATATGGAAGATGAGTCATCAGTGAATGATGTATTTCAAAAATTATTCAAAAATCCCACAAAATTGATGGACTTGGTTACCAAAGTAGGTAGTAAACTGGACACTAAAATAAAATCGGGAGATTTAAAGGAAAGCGAACTTTTAGCCGAGGCAGCCGAAATGATGCAACATATGAAGGATATGCCTGGTATGGAAAATATTCAAAATCTATTTAATAAAGCAGGTTCTGATAAGATGAATGTTAATGCTATGCAGTCACATATGAAGCGCAATATTCACCTTGCAAAGCAAAAAGAGCGTATGCGAAGCAAAATATCAAAACCGCCACCGCCACCACCACCGTCTGAAATTAATGCAGACGACGTTGATATAGCGAATCAAGTCGCAATTGATTTATTGCTCTCAGAAGGTGTTAAATTTGAAGACATGGAGCACGTTATATTTAGTACGGGAGAGAATTATGAAAAATCCACCCAAAACTCTAATCCAGATAACGAACCTAAGAAGAAGAAGAAGAAGAAGAAGAAGAAACACAACAAATAAAAACCTTAAATATATATAATGACTACTCCGTTTTGGTTAAACGCGCCAACAATATTATTACATCGCGACAACGTTTTTAACATTTGGCCGAGTAAAAATATGGACAAAAATGAAAAACTTAATTCAATCACGCGTATGATAATTGCCCTAACTTTACTGGGTTTTTTTATAACAAAACAGTTCAAAATAATTTTAACAGGAATTATTACTTTAGCGGTTATTATATTAATTCAAAAAATCCAGAAAAATAAAAAGGTTAGTATTGATGCTAAGGAAGCATTCACAAGCGCAAACTATTACCAGCTTATTAAGGATGATTACAGCAAACCAACTCCTGTTAATCCTGTTATGAATGTTCTGTTAACGGATATCGCAGATAATCCTAATAGAAAGGCCGCTGCACCGTCATATAATCCGATTGTCGCAGAAGACATTAATAATGCTACCAAAGAGTTCGTAACAAGTAAATTTAATGATCCAAATATTGACGAAAAACTATTCAAAGATTTAGGGGATAATTTCGCATTTGATCAATCAATGAGAACCTGGTATGCAACACCAAATACAGAAGTTCCTAATGATCAAAAGAAATTCGCAGAGTTTTGTTATGGTGATATGAAATCAAATAAGGAGCAATAATAACATTCTTATTTAAAATTTTAAATTTTATATAAAAAATATATATATTAATTATATAAATGGCATCTGTTTATGATTATAATTTCAATCAGGGAACCAGAATTGGAAATGATATGTGTGACCACAGTCAACAGACTATACAGAATTCAATGGCGTCAACTTACATGCTGAACAACTACCAAACACAGTGTCCAAACGAGACCGCCGTTGATTTCGCTACAAACCATTTAGATATGAACTTCACGGGAAGCCACCAAGTTGGTATCGGTGGGTGTAATATTGATAAGAACACTAGTTTATTACACACATCGCTATCAAAACCTAGCTGTAAGATTAGTCTAATGCAGCGTCCTTTCTCAACCGTCCCCTATTTAGGTAGAGGAAAGGCTAATCCGGAAATGGAATCGCAAATCCAGCAGGGTGAGTTAGCTAATAACCGTAAGAGCATTACTCAGTCATCTGAGCTATCATACATAAATTACCACAATACCCCGATGATTCCGTCGTTACAATCGACCATCAATAATCCGGCAAATTTAGTAGAAGGTGTTGCGGAGAAGGGATGGATTCGCGGAGGTGTTCCATCGCGCGAACTGGCTCGCGATAAGGAATATTCAAAACAATAAATATTCACATATAATTAGTTTAAAAAATATCTCATTATAACTAATTATGTATAATACCGATTTTGTTTGCACCTACAAACAG